CCAGCACCAGAATGGGAGATTGCAACATTTCTACCTACAGCACAATGGACTAAAGCATCTGCAGGAAGAGTTTATCAGGATTCTAGAAAGGCTATAAATGGCTAATAGTATTGAAGATATTAAAGCTTTAGCGAACACTAAACTTGGATTCGCTAGACCTAATAAGTTTTTAGTTACTATGCCTACAGTTGGTGTAGGTGGTGGATTGCTTGCTGGATTAATAGGAGCATTTAGTGGCGGCGGAGGAGGTGCAAGTCCAAGAGAATTAAATATATTGTGTTCGAATGCAACCATGCCTGCCAAACAAGTATTGACTAATGATAGACGAATAGGCATGGAATTTCAAAAAATAGCTTATGGTTATGCAGTAGACGATGTAAGCATGACATTTTATTTAATGAACGATTATGGAATAAAAGATTATTTTGATAGTTGGAGAAGTACAATACTCGATGAAGTCGGACAGGCTTCTAACTATAAAAATGAATATGCTAAGACTGTAACCATACATCAGTTACGACAACCACTAAAAGGTTTTAGCAAACAATTAGGACCTATAAGATTTAATGCAGGTATAGGTGGAGGAAGTGTATATTCAGTAGATTTACTAGAAGCTTTTCCTATATCATCAAGTGCAATTGAATTGAATAATGACCTTGACGGTTTAGTGCAATTGACTGTCACTTTTGCATATACAAACTGGAGAAGAAGCCGTGGTGTACAAAACTTCATTAATATGGATATTGACACACCACTCGGCGGTATTGATATAACATAAGGAGTGAAAAATGGCACTGCCAATATTATCTAATGACAAACCTACGTATGAAGTTATAGTACCTTCATCGCAAGAAACATATAAGTTTCGACCTTTTCTTGTTAAAGAACAGAAGAGTTTATTAGTAGCATATGAATCTCAAGATATGAAACAGATTTTAAATGCTATGTTAAATTGTATAGAAACATGTGTGCCGGGAATAAACGTAAAAGACCTTGCAACATTTGACGTTGATTATATTTTTACACAAGTAAGAGCAAAATCAGTTGGAGAAAGTGCAACTATATTATCGGCGTGTGTCGAATGCAATGAAGAGAATGAAGTTAAAATTAATTTAGAAGATATAAAAATGGAATCTTCAGAAATTAAAACTAAAGTCATTCCAATAACTGATAAGATAAATGTTGAAATGAAATATCCTACATATAACGATATGTTAGGTAACCCAAACTTTATGAAACAAGGTACTAATCAAACTGAAATACTATTTGAATCAATTGTATCGTGCATGCATTCGGTACAAACTGAAGATGATAATATTGTCATCAGTCAAGAACCGAGAGAAGAAATTGAAAAGTTTGTTAACTCATTGAACAATGAACAATTGACAAAGATAACAGAATTTGTTGATGGCATGCCTACAATGAAACACGAAGAAAAATTTACATGTAAAAAATGTAAGCATGAAAATACAGTAGAACTGAAAGGATTACAAGATTTTTTTTAATTAACCTCTCTCATGAAACGTTGGAGAACTATTTCAAGACGAATTTTTTAATGATGCAACATTTCAACTATTCATTATCAGACTTAGAAGGAATGTTACCGTGGGAGAGAGAGGTATATTTAATGTTACTAAATGATCATTTAGAAGAAAAAGCACGAGAAGAACAAAGGCAACAAAGGCAAGCAAGATGACCACATTAGCAGAAGTCAATGCAACTTTAGGTGTTACAAATATAGCACTATCAGGTGTAGCAAAAGAGCAAAAAGAAACAAATAAAGGAATTTCTAAATTTGTTGAATTTATGCAAGATAAAGATACACGTGATAGAAGAGAAGATATTGAAGATAAACGTGAACGTAAGGCTTCAGTTATAAGTAGCGTTAGCTCAGGTGCTGCAGCAGCAGGTGGTGCAATTGCAAGTGCAGGTAAAAAAGGATTTGGCTTAACAAAAGATTTATTTGGGAAGTTAGGTGGTATTTTACCTATAGGTTTAGCTGGTGCTTTTTTAACGAGTTTAGTTGGCTCAAAAATATTTAGAGGTGGTATTGCTGGTTTAGGTTTATTATTTGGTGATCAAATTGCAGAATATTTAGCAGGTCCAGACGCAAAGAAAGAAGTAAAAGATACTATTGCAGGAGCTGTTAAAGGTGGTGCACTTGGATTTTTGTTAGGTCCAAGATTCGGATTGATAGGTGCCGCATTAGGTGGATTACTAAGTAATAAAGAAGTTGATGAACAAGCTGGACGATTACTTACAAACTTAAAAGATTTACAAGTAAAATTTCCAGCTTTAGGTAAATTCTTTTCGGGTATTACCAGTGCAGTGGCTGGTGGATTAGAAAGTATTAATAATTTACTTGAAGGTACAAGTGAAAATAAAGTTGCAGATATAGCAAAGAGTATTGCATTGATAGGTGGTGTTGCAACATTACTAATGCCTGGGAAAATAATAGGTCTATTAGCAATTGCAACGAAAGTATTAATGAGAACACCAGCTGGTCTCGCATTACTGGCAATAGCTGGTGGTGGTATGGCTATCAATCAATTAATGGGTAATGAAACAACCGATTCAAGCGGATTCATTGCAAGTACAGCTGCCACTGGAGCCGCATATCTTGGTTATAAAAAATTAACTGGTGCAAAACCTCCAACAGATGTTGATTCACCTAGAGTTGGAAAAACAACAACAGGTGCAGCAAAAGATATGAGAAGAATGCAAACGGGTGCAGGCAGCAGGTTTGATCGTCAGATGGATGTAAATTTAAAAGGTTTGAGACAATTTCCAAAACTCTTAAAATTTATAAAATTTGTTGGTAGAACTGGACCACTGGCTGCACTATTCGGTATTGGTAATATTATACAAATGGCTGCAACCGGCACATTAAATGCAGAGTCATTAACTAAAGTTTTCGCAGGTTTGATTGGAGGTGTTGCTGGTACTAAATTAGGTGCAGCTTTAGGAAGTTTTTTTCCAGGGCCGGGTACACTGATAGGCGGTTTAATTGGTGGTGGATTAGGATTCTTTGCTGGTGAAATGATTGCAGAAAAATTAGCTAATTTTTTATTAGGTACTGACGACGGTGAATTTAAAAAAGCGGGTAATCCAAGAGCAGCAAGAGCTCAAGCAGCTGCTAGGAATCGTGGTGAGGAACTAGCTCAAACTTATAAAGGTAATACTACAAGTGGTGTTAGAACGCAGTTTGAAAATACTTATGCTGGTATGGATCCTACAGGTAATCCTACTGCTATGGGTGCAGGTGGAGATGTTATTACAACAAATTCTTATAATAGAACTATCAATAATAACAATACATCCGGAATCGTCTTAGACAACTCCGGATCTACTGATAGGAAAGATTTTACTTTAAGTAGTAATATACGTAATCCTAGTAATTTATTCTAGGCATCTTCCTTCGCTAACTTAGCAAAATAAGACATTGTATCTTCATCCTCTGAACTGACTTCTTCGGCAGTGACTGGTTCAACTGCTGCAATTGGATCATTCATCTTGACTTCTTCTTTGATAGCCATTGACCCCATTGAAGTCATATCCTCACCAAGAACTCTCATCAACTTAGTTTTAAGTTCATCATATGTCTTATAGTTCTTTGGATTAGTAAACTCAGTGATGTCGTGTAGTTGATTATATACACCTTCTAATTTAGCTTCATCACCTTCAAGGAAGGTTGCTGGTACAGAGAACTCAGACTTATCATAGTTTCTATAACCTTCAACATTTCTTATCTTAAGTTTGAAGTCCGCACCTTCCCAAAAATCAAATGCATCCATTGGAGTTTCATCCGCAAATTCAGGATTCATTTTATCCATAATCTTATCGAAGATCTTCTTACCAAATTTGTATAAGAATACCTTACCTTCGTTTTGAGGTGCTGATGGATCTTGAACTACATATATGTTAGTCACATAATGTAATCTTCTTTTCTGAGCTCTTGCCTTTTCTTTATCGGCATCGATACCAGAGTTCCAAAGCTTTGAATTAAGTTCACCAACAGGATCAGTTTGACCAATTGATGTAAGTGAATTTTCAATATACCATAAACCGGTAGGACCTTTGAAGCCGTGATCCCAATATCTTACAAATGGTATTGCACCATCTTTACCCGGTAAGAATCTAATTACAGCATAACCATTACCGGCTTTATCTACTGTAGGTTTCCAAATCCTTTCATCTACATAGGACTTTTGTTCACCTCCGCCAGATGCTTGTGCTGCTTCTATGATTTTATTGATGTTAGTGCCGCGATTGCGTTTTAATGTTTCAAATGACATAGTATTGTCTCCTTATTAACTGAAATATTAACTGTAGTATTTTTTTGTATAGTAATATATATACGACTATTCAAAAAGTGACGAGTCAATGGAATTCTTTTTTGGTAGAAAGTTTAAATCCATTGCCTCTGCTTCAAGCTTATCTTTAATTATTGGTGATATAAACTTTCTTACATCTTCTGGTTCAATATCATTTTTATCACATACGTGTAATATTGCATCCATGTAAGGTAACTTCATATCAGCCACTGTACTTTCAATAAGCTTTGTAAATTTAGACTTTGTCAGAAATTGTTCTTCTACTTTCATTTGTCTAAAACCCTTAATAATATAGTATCTTTATTAATCCTACCATTTGGTACTTTGGTTTTTGTTTTAAGAGTTTGCCAAGCAGCATCTATTTGCTTTGGCGTTTTCTGTAAAACAATCGGTAAGAAATCAAGTGGCTTACGTAGACATATAGTTCTACTTAAACCTTTTGAAAAATT